CGGGGTAGATAATTTTTTCGACTAATTGTGATTGACGACACTTTGGAGTCGTTCTATGGATTAAATTTTGAGTTAACAGTTGAAAGATATTATACCTTAAGCGAAATTGAAGATATGCTCCCATGGGAAAGAGAGGTTTTTGCCTTTATGACTATGAAGCGTATCCAAGAAAAGGCAGAAGAGGCTCAGGCATAAATGGCTAATAAGCGTTCAAAATTTGACCAAACAATATCAGATTTGATAAAAATAAATTCAGAGATTCTTGAGAACACCTCATCTATTAAGGATGGTCTAGGTGGAGCAATACGGGACGCGAAGAAGAAAGCCGATAAAGTTGATAAGCCAGCTGTTGAATCTCCAAAAACTGAGCCGGCTCGCAAACCTAAAGATAATCCTCAATTAGAATCTATCAATGCAAAAATGGAGCATCTCAATTCATTATCGAGCGCATCTATTGGAGCTCAGAGAGACGGGATTAGAGATTTAAAGACTATAGGCAAAGAGATTGAATCGTCCACTGAATTGTCTTCAAAGGAGAAAGAAGAACTTCTTGGTTCAGTGAATGAACAAAAAGAAATCTTGACTAAGCAAACTAGCATATTCAATGGTATGGGCGAAAAGATAGTTGGCACTGTAGATAAAGTTTCTTCGGGTGTGTCATTTGCACTTGGGGGCTCTCCTTTGGCTATGATGGTTAGTTCATTCATCACTGGTCAAGTTAAAGAGTTTCTTGAGCGCAGAAAAGCTCGTAAAGCTGAAAAGCTTGCTAGAAAAGATGCATTGAAGACGAATAGAATTCTCTCTAAAATCAAAAAAGCCCTCCAGATTAGACCTACAACTAAGGCACAATTACAGGGCTCTAATGGTTCAAATAGAGGCGCGTCACGTATACGAAAGACTAAAGATGACGCACCAAAGAAGGGTGGATTCTTTAGATTTTTACTTCTAGCATTCGTTGGAGTATTTGGTCTAATTTTGAAATTTGCTGGAAAATTCGGAAAAGGATTGATGTTCATCTATTCCGGAATCAAAGGCGTATTTGGAGCTTTCGGTAAAGCAATCACATTCGTTGCCGGTAAGTTAAAATGGATGTGGACTGTCGTAAAAGAAGGTCTGACTAAACTTTTAACAACATTGGGCTTGGGTAAAGTTTTAAATAAAGGCGGAAAAGATTCTCCAACTAAGAAGGGAGATAAAGATAAGCCAAAAGCCAGAAAGCCTCAACCAAGAGATGCTAAAGGCAGATTTATTAAGGCCGACCAAGTTCCAAATAAGGCAAAAGCCTCTGTTGCTAAAAAGGTAGCAGTTAAGACTGGAGTTAAGACTGCAGCAAAAATTGGTCTAAGATTTGTTCCATTTCTTGGATGGGCATACACTGCTGCTGATTTGGCTGCATTAGCATTCACTGGTGGCCAGAAAGATTTATTCGATTTGGCTGAAGAATTATCAGGTTCTTCTGAGAGTCCTCAAATAGATTCTGCTAAAGATATGAAAAGAGTCGAAATTGAGAAGGCTAGAAGTTCTCAGTTAGGAGCAATGCAATCATCCAAAGGTGAATTGTCAGCTGCAAAAAGAAATAGAGAAAATATGTTAGCTGCTCCACAAACCATAGTTCAATCTGGTAGCGGTGTTGCAGCTCAACAAAATATTTCAAACATCATGAGTGTAAAACTAAATCCTAAAAATAATGACGATAGTTTCCATCAAGCTAATCTAGCTGGAGCTATGTAAACAAGAAAGGGACTCCGAAGAGTCCCTTTCTAATTTCTACAGAATTGAATTATCCGTCTTCTTGTAGTTGACGGAAGTATTCCATTGGGTCTTCTTCATCGCCAGATGGAGCACTTTCAGCTTTAGGAGCCGGAGCTGCTTTTTGCTTAGGAGCTTCAGCAGGAACTGAATCGGCTGCTTCAGATTCTGATAGTTCATTTGCTGTCGTGGTTGATGCTGCTGTACCAGTTACACGGGCGAACATTTTGTTCAATTCATCGAACGGTTTAAAACGATCGGCTGCAGTGAACTCAGAAAGCTTATGCTGAGATTTCCAGATACCTTCGATTTCTTTATCTGTCTTAGCAACAGGGCAAACATCACCGAAATCTGATTTATCATAGTTTACGTTACCTTCAAATTTACGAATACGCAATCTGAAGTTAGCGCCTTCCCAGAGATCAAATGGATTGATCTGAGCTTCATCATCAAATTCAGGATGCAACGCACCTTTAATCTTATCAAAGATTTTTGTTCCGAATTTGTAAATGAAAACCTTACCTTCGTTTTCAGGGTTTTTCTTATCTTCAACAACAAGAATGTTTGCGTAATATGAAATGCGGCGCTTACGGCCACGAGCAACTTCCTTATCCTTTTCGATACCAGATTCCCAAAGCGCACTATTTGCTGTACATACCGGACAATCTGCCTTGACTGTAGTTGGGCATTCTTGAATGAACCAACCACCCTTGCCTTTGAAGCCATGAGAAAAACCTTTTACCCATGGAGTATCTTCGCCTTCAGAAGGCGGCAAGAAACGAATTACTGCTTGACCATTTTTGTTTTCATCGAGCTGTGGGTAATACATGCGGTCATCTTTCTTAAAACCACCTGACTTATCATCGTCGATTTTTTTCGCTAGATTGTCGAATGACATGCGAGATTTCTTCATTTGTGAAAATGCTGACATATTTTTTATTTCTCTCTTATTATTACGCGGATAATTACCGCTTCGCTTTTGCTAATTTTACTTAGCTTACTATTTATAAGAACTGGACAATCAAGAGAATATCGAAATCATCTCTTTTTTGAACCGGTCCTTATCAATATTGACGAAAGGCTTATACTTCTTGACCTTCATCGACCACTTTTCATATATCAAATCATTCACTAGCAGTTTATCCAATCTTGAGGAAAATCCCAAGATAGAATCTATTATCAGATACGTTTCGAGTGATATGAAACGCTCTGTAAGAAGTCGGAATATTATTGGCTGTTGGCCATCCTTGGAAGAAAACAAATCATCAAATTTCAAATCACGAGTATCGATGAATGATTTTAAATCTTTCATTTCAGTCGATGTTGCGGTGAATATTCTCGAAAGTTTCTTTTTCCAAGCAAAATATATTTCTTCGCCTTCTAAATTTATAACTAAATCGCCAATCCACAAATTTTCATTGGCTACGAAATTAGCTACAAAGAATGGTAGAATGTAATCCATATTCTTATTTGCTAATCTTTCGAAGAAATGTCTATCTCTTCTCTTTTCGTAGGTTGAATATTTGGGCGGCTTTATTTTTCCGCCATACTTGACAAAATCGTATGAACTATTGAAGTGTGCTTTTAGTGCACAATAGAGTGTATAACACTCGTATCCAGTCTTCATTTATCAAATTGGTAATTGGGCAGTGTTAGATACCAATAAATCTCTTCTGAGCAGTTTTCGTTCGATTGCTTCTTGATTTATTTTTTCTTTTAAAGCGCCGCTGATATAATTACCAGCAGCTTCCAAGTCAATTTCATTTCGTTCACAGACTGATTGAATAGCGTCAAAATATGAATCACTCTTCTTAACTACTTCTTCTACTTGTTCAGCAAAATGCTGTTTTGAAAACTTTATCATATTTTCCCTATACTATCACAATTTTTTAAAATGTCAACAACTAAAATGGGATATCGTCTTCCTCGATTACTGGCCTACCACCCATAAATTTTTGCATGTGGATAGCTTGGTCTTTTGCGTCATCGAGAGCATTATGATAAACACCACCGCGAGTGATTTTGATCGATTTATCTGCCATTTCTTTTAAGGTTCGATAGCATCTATCGTTCCACCAATCCCAAGGCGGCTCAAGACCGGCTCTTCGATATGCGTGAGACATAATTGCATTATCGAATGATGCTCCGTTACCCCAGAGCCAACGACCGTGGACTTTCTTGAACCATTTTGTGAATTCACTCAACCCTTCTTCTAAAGTTACTGGGCTCAATCTGGATTCACTCAATACTTTTCTTGCTTCTGGTTCTTGCTTAGCCCACCAGTCCATAGTTTCTTTACCAAGACTTAACCCAGCATCGACACAAGATTTCGTATTGATGACAATATAAAATTCGTGTTCAATTTTATCCGATAGCGGGTCAAATGCTACAGCACCAATGGACATTATGGCCGCTGAGGCAACATTGTCAAGAGTTTCCAAATCCACCATAATGTGTTGCGGTTCTTTACTCATGGAAATTATTCTTAGTATAAATAAATTTATGAATATTCAAAATGAAATTATCTCCTCTATTCCAGTTAACCAGAATAAGTATTTTAAGTGGTACTGTAACATTCTTGAGAGCGCTTTAGCAAATCCAAGAACGAAAGCGTCTCATGGTATAATAAATCGTCACCATTATATTCCAAATTCAATTATTAAGAATGACAATAAAATAGCTCTAACGATCCGTGAGCACATTATTTGTCATTTATTACTTCCTAAATTCTTAATTAGAATTAGAGATATTGAACGAATGACCTACGCAATCTATATGATGACTCTACGCAAAGGTAATAAATTGAATTCTCGATTAACTGAATCACTATTGAAGGAGCATTCTAAAAATCGGCGAATTCGTATGCTTGGTGAAAATAATCCACAATTTGGCAGAACTTACTCTGAAGAAGAATTAGATGCGTCATTTCGAGGCAAAAATAATCCAAACTTCGGTAATCGATGGTCTCAAGAACAGCGCGATCATTTATCTAAAGTTCAATTAAAAACTGAGCAAAATTCTGGCAAAAATAATCCAATGTATGGATATGTCTGGTCTGAAGAACAAAAGACCCATCAGTCGAATATTCTAAAAAACAGATTTACCGGAAAAGATTCTTCTAATTTTTCCGGATTTCTCCACACTTCTTGGGGAATATTTGAATC